CCGATGCGCTCGCTGACATGGGCGTGACTGTGAAGGTGCTGGCTCTTCCTGATGGTATGGATCTCACCGACTGGCTTGCCTCTGACTTCGCTGGTTTCCCGAACGCGCTGATCCACGCGGTGACGACTACTCCCGCCACCACGTCGACTGCGCTGGCTCTGATGCAGCGTGACGAGAATCTGTTTCCGTTGACGGATCTGGGAAACGCCCGCTACGTGGCAGCGCTAGCAGCGCAGCATGGCACGGCGTTGCGCTACATCGAGGAGATCGGCTTCCTCGTGCTGTCGAACGGCATCTGGACTGAGGATCGCCTCGAGCGTTCCCGCGCCTTGGTGCATGAGTCGGCTGACCTTGTCGGTGACATCGCTGATGCGCTGATGGAGTCCGCTGGTAACGACCAGCAGTTGCAGGCTGAGGCTCGCCGCTGGAAGGCGTGGGCGAAGTACTGCGCGTCGAAGCGCGGCATCGATGCGGTGCTGTCTGAGATCAAGGCGTTGCCGATGGTGGCTACCCGCATCGAGGATCTGGACCGTCACCATCACCTGCTCGCAGTGCGTAACGGTGTGCTCGATCTTCGGGAGGGTGTGCTGCTCGAGCATGACCCGCTGTTGCTGCTGACGAAGCGCATCGATCTTGACTACGACCCGACTGCTGACTGTCCCCGCTGGGTGCAGTACTTGCACGAGGTTATGCGTGGTGACGCGGTGATGGTTGACTACCTGCAGCGTCTCGTCGGCTACGGCATTACGGGGGAGACGACGGAGCAGTGCTTCTCGGTGCTGTGGGGTTCGGGTGCGAACGGTAAGACTGTGTTCACGTCGACCTTGTCTGAGGTGTTCGAGGCGATCTCGGTGACGACCCCGTTCTCCACGTTCGAGCAGAAGGCGTCGGGTGGAATCCCGAATGACCTTGCGGCTCTGCGCGGTGCGCGTCTGGTGTTCGCTGCTGAGGGTGAAGCCGATAAGCCGATGGCTGAGGCACTGCTCAAGTCGTTGACTGGCCGCGATCTGGTGACGGCTCGGTTCCTGCGCAAGGAGTTCTTCACCTTCCGTCCGACATTCCAGTTGATGCTGGCGACGAACAACAAGCCGTCGTTCAAGGGTCAGGATGAGGGCCTGTGGCGTCGCGTGAAGTTGATCGAGTGGTCTCGCTACTTCGCTCCGAATGAGCGTGATCACCGTCTGCCTGACGTGCTGCTCGGTGAGGCTCAGGGCATTCTGGCGTGGGCGGTGCGTGGCTCCGTGACGTGGTTCGCGCGTGGGCTTGATGACCCGTCACCGATCCAGCATGCGACGACGGAGTACCGCTCGACGAGCGATCCTCTGTCGGGCTTTCTGCCTGGTGTGTTCATCGCGGATGTGCATGCGAAGCGCGTGCTCGGTAAGGACGTGTTCGATGCGTACCTGCATTGGGCCGAGGCCGAGAACCTTAAGCCGTCAGAGATCGTTACTCGGCGCAAGTTCTTCTCCTGGCTCGAGGAGCGCGGTATCGCTAAGCGCGCGTCGAAGGGCGGTGTCGCGTTCGACGGTATCCGCCGTGCGCGTCCGTCGGACTTCCCTGACCTCGAGGACGAGGTCGATGTGGAGCGGCTGCCTCCCGAGACTCCGCTCGTGTCGGGTGTGAGTGTGGCGGAGGGCCTGGCGTGAAGTTGACCTTCCGCATCCTCGGGGTCGCGGTGTTCTCGATCGATGTCGAGCCGCCCGACCTCGAGGAGGCCGAGGAGTACGACGGCGATACCCGTCTGACTACTTCGGACCACTCCTTCGGCTTTGCGCCTGACCCTGTGTTTCCGCTCTACGAATGGGACGATGAAGATGAAGACGTTTGATGTGACCCTCGACTCGAGTGCCTGCGTGGTGCGCGTTGTCGAGTCTGATGACGATCGTCGTAAGTTCGAGGAGTGGCTTTCGGCACAGCGCATTGTTGCCTTCGATACTGAGACGAGTGGGCTCGACATCTACTCTCCCCACTTCCGTGCCTACACGGTGCAGTTCGGCAATGCCACTGAGGCGTGGGTGCTCAACGTCGCTCGCTGGCGCGCAATGATCCAGAAGGCGTTGATCTCGACGCCCTTCCTCATCGCGCACAACGCGCCGTTCGACATGCTCGTGGTTGACCGTCACGTCGGTGTGTCGCTCGAGAAGTTCGAGGGTCGCATTCTCGACACCCGTATCCTTGCTCATCTGCTTGACCCACGCACCGAGATGGAAGGTGGCTCGGGGCATTCGCTCAAGCGTCTCGCCGCGATCTGGGTCGATGCGTCGGCTCCCGATTCAGAGCAAGCGCTCAAGGACCGCTTCCGTGAGTTGAAGGCTACGGTCGACACTGGCTGGGCGATCATCGATGAGGACGATCCGATCCTGCTCAAGTACGCGGGCGTTGACACGCTGCTGACGTTCCGTGTGTTCGAGGTGCTGCGCGATCTGTGCAAGCAGGCTGGCTTCCAGTCGCTCGTTGACTTTGAGCATCGCTTGCAGTGGGTCGTCTGCTTGATGCAGCGCAAGGGCATGCGCTTGGACGTGGCGTACACGGAGCGGCTGCGTGAGCGTCTGCAGGCCGAGTCGGTGGAGTTCTCCAAGGTCGCTACCCGTTACGGCATCACGTCGATCAACTCGACTGCTCAGGTTGCTACGGCTCTGACGGCGATGGGGGAGACGCTGTCTGAGACGACACCCTCGGGCGCTGCGAAGGTTGACAAGGCTGTGCTGCTGCCGCTTGCCGATCTCGATCGCGACTGGAAGCGCATCGGTGCACGCGAGCCTAACCCTCTTGCTGACGCCATCCTTCGCGCGAAGCGCGCCGAAAAGTGGGACACCGCGTACGCGCAGGCGTTCCTCGATCTCAAGGATGCTGACGATCGTCTGCACCCGTGGATCGGCACGCTGCAGGCTCGCACGGCTCGCATGTCGGTGTCGCGTCCGCCGCTGCAGCAGTTGCCGTCGAGCGACTGGATGGTGCGTCGATGCTTCGTCGCTGATCCTGGTCAGACGATGATCTCGATCGACTACTCGCAGATCGAGATGCGCGTGCTCGCTGGTCTCGCTGGCGATAAGCAGATGATCAACGCGATCAAGTCGGGTACTGACCTGCACGACTTCACTGCTGGCATGCTGTTCGGTGACGACTTCACGTCGAAGCAGCGCAAGATCGCTAAGGGTGTGGCGTTCGGCAAGGTGTACGGCGGTGGAGCCGAGACGCTGTCTCGCCAGACTGGTGCGGACATTGCGTCGGTGCGTCAGGCCATCAAGGCTTACGACCAGACGTACCTCGGCATTGCTCGCTACTCGCGTTCGCTGCAGTCGCGTGCCGAGCACGGTGCGAAGGAAGTGGTGACCCCGAGTGGTCGGCATCTTCCGCTTGACCGTGACCGCTTGTACGCAGCGACGAACTACATCGTGCAGTCGACGGCTCGCGACGTGCTCGCACAGGCGATCGTCAACATGCACGAGGTTGGACTCGGTGAGCACTTCCTGCTCCCGATCCACGATGAGGTTCTCGGGCAGGCACCGATCGGTGAAGCCGACGATGTCGTGCGCGAGATGAAGAAGGTGATGGAGCAGTACGAGTTCATGGGCGTGCCGCTGATCGCAGATGGAGAAGTCATCGGCTCAACGTGGGCGATGGGGTACGGCTACGAGGAGGCCAAGCATGGAAACGACTGAGATCAACAAGATTGAGCACCACCTGGCTCTGCTGATCGCTGAGGCTGAGGCGCTGCTGCCGCTCCTCGCGGTGGTCGACGCGGCTCAATGGGAGGCGTCGCCCGCTGGGATGATCGAGCGCGAGGTTCGCGTGGCTGACACGTCGGGTGCAATCAATGACCCGACTGGGGCGATCGTGACCGATCCCGCTCGCCTGGCGATCCGTACCCAGGTGCAGCGCTCGGAGCGCCTGGTGAAGGACGCCCTGGTGAAGGTGGCTGGGGTGCGTCGTGGCCTCGAGGTCGCCATGTCCCGCTGGGAAACTGGGGTGTGACGCAGAACACACAGAAAAAGAGCCAATAGTGGTTTCACGCGTCTCGACGTGTGTATAATCCAGTCAAGAAAGTTTGACCAAATTACATTCGAGCAACTTCTTGACAAGTCCATAGTGAGTACAGATCGCTTCTCGCGAAGACCCCCTCGGGGCGAGCGCTGAGCCCCGCCCAATAGGCCCGAGCGGCGCTACTGGTGGTCCGCCAGAACGGCATACCTCGAGGTTCGAGTCCTCGACTGGCACGCAATCCGTCGCCCTGTCGGCGGTGCAGAAACAAGGTTATGAACACAATTACGAACACCAAGGTAGTCATCACTCTCGAGACTGATGCGCTGGCTCGCACGGCTTGGATCACTCAGTACATCAGTGACAGGAACAAGCGCGGTGCCGACATCGATCCCGAGATCACCCAGGGCGACATCGATTATGAGATTGATTTCCTGACCGATCTCCTTCGGGCGCAGGTCAACCATCCGAAGAACGAACTGCACACTTCCATGACCGTTCAGAAGATGTGACAGTCGATGAGTGTATCGCGCCAGAAAGGCATACTCCGAGGTTCGAGTCCTCGGCTGGCACGCAACGTAGGGCGACCGTCCCTGCTGCAGGAAGAAAGACGATGAAGAGCATGACGAAGAACCAGAAGCAGACCGCCCGCGCCCAGGCGCGCAGGATGCTTGCAGCCCCGCTGAGTGTCGTGATGACGCCGTGCTACTTGTGCGGCATCGCTACTGAGGAGACTCGGCTGGCGAACGGTAAGCCCTCGGATCTCTTTCCGACAGTCGACCACGTGATCCCACTGGACCGTGGCGGGGAGAACATTCCAGAGAACCTGGCGATCGCTCACCATGTCTGCAATCAGGCGAAGAGCAACCTGTTGCTCTCGGAGTTGGACCTGCCGTTCGAGTCACCGTCGGCGTCGCGCAAGGTTGTCGACGCTGCGAAGGCCAACTACTACAGGACACTGGCAGTCGCCTAATGCCAGACGCCACGAACTAGCGGCAATGGAGGGAGCAAGCCCCTCCCGTGGCACGCAGTCCGAGCCGAACGTGCTCGGTGCAGGAAGAACGACTGTGACCCGTTCGTACAGTGAAGATGTAGCCCAGGTCGCTGCCGCGCAGGCAGGTGACACTTCGGCACTCGAGGCGCTGCTTAGCGAGTACCACAACAACATCGCTAAGCCAGCCGACAAGTGGAAGCACCGCCTCGGTGGCATGGAGGAGGCGATGCAGGTGGCGACGCTGGCAGCCATTGAGTACGTGATGGTGGCAACGCCTGAGCAGGCGCGGCTGCTGCGTCGCGATCTCGGTAACGTGGTGGGCTGGGCGTTGGAGTCCTCCGCGCATGCGTCTATGCCGCATGCAACGGTGAATCGCCTGCGCAAGGCGCACAAGGCTATGCAGGCTGTTGATGGTTCCTGGGCGCTCGGTAACGAGACGACGATGCAGGACGCCGCTAAGTCCAACGATGTGTCGGTCGCGGCTCTGCTGACCTTCGTGGCAATGGAGCAGGTCGAGTCCTACGACAAGGTCTTCGACGAGGCGTTTGATGACGAGCAGCCGTTCGGTGATCACTGGGCTACCACCGAGCATGATGATGTCAACACTGCTGCTGACCCCGAGTTCGTCGGGCGCGCGTCCATTGATGCGGTGCATGCTCTTGCGCCGTTGGAGATAAGCCAGTCGTCCAGTGCATCGCGAGATGTGGGAGGTGTTCTAGCGCTGGTCGCTGAGTTGCCTGAGCGCAACCGAGAAGCGGTCGTTCTGTACCTCGAGTACCCCGAGTGGTCGGTCGTGCAGATCGCTGAGCACGCAGGTATTGCCCGCATGACGTTCAAGTCGCGTCTCGATCGCGGGCTCGAACTGCTCGCCGAGAAGTTCGGCACCTCTGAGACCTGATCAGTACGTAGCAACTACACCCCGTTTGTCCCTAGCCCTGGAGGCACCTATGCACTATGACTCTGCCGTCCTGTTTGCAGGGGGCAGCCTGTGAGCGACGATTCTCTGACTTCCGATGCGTCGTTTTTCGCGTGCGATCTGGCCGAAGGCGATTACCTCGAGGTGCACCGTGTCGGTGAGCCTGGCTTGGACACCACGGTGATCTCTCTGAGCACCGTTGTGGAGGACTGGCAGGAACTCGAGTTGGCAACGCACCTTGCGTTCGTCGGCACGATCATGGTCAGCCCGCAGGCCGCTCGAATCCTGGCGGTCACGCTGATCGAACTCGCAGATGAAGCCGACGGTATTGAGACCTCGTTCTTCCCCGCTAACCAGGTTGAGGAGGCCACTGATGGAGACGCTTGATCCCGAAGTCCTGCACGAACTCGAGGACATTTGTCTCTGGTGCAACCTCGTGTTCTGGGTGCCGAACGGTCTCGAGTTCCTGAGCCTGAACGGTGACTCGATCATGGTCTGCGCTGATTGTGCGGAGGCTGCCCGTGTCTGAGCCGAAGGCCGACATGGTCAATCACCCGCCGCATTACACCTGGCTCCCGCATGGCCTCGAGGCCATTGACATTACGGAGCAGTTCAATTTCAACCTTGGCAACGCCCTCAAGTACGTGATCCGTTCACGGCACAAGGGCTCCGAGGTGCAAGACCTTAAGAAGGCTCGCTGGTACATCGACCGCGAGATCACACGCCTCGAACGTCTGGACCTTAATGACTGACATGACCCCGTATCAATCCTTCATCCACACGTCCCGTTACGCCCGTTGGGTCGAGAAGGAGAACCGCCGTGAGACCTGGGCTGAGACTGTGGATCGCTACGTCGACTTCTTCCGTGACCATCTCGAGGCGTACGGCAAGGACCGCAACGACCCCATCTTCGATGAGGTGCGCGAGGCCATTTTCAACCTCGATGTGCTGCCGTCTATGCGCGCTCTCATGACCGCTGGGCCTGCACTCAAGCGCGAGCCACTCGCGGGCTACAACTGCTCCTTCCTCGCATTCGACAACGCGCGCGCCTTTGACGAGTTGCTGTACATCCTGGCGAACGGCACTGGCGTCGGTTTCTCGGTGGAGAAGCGTTACGTGGATCAGTTGCCGATCATCGCTAGCCGATTCGAGCACCGCGTTGGCTCTCGCATTGTGGTAGAGGATTCGCGCGAGGGCTGGGCTGCAGCGTTCCGTGAACTGATCGACCACCTGTATCACGGATTCACTACGTCCATCGACACGTCGAAGGTGCGCCCGAAGGGCGCGCGCCTGCACACGTTCGGTGGCCGCGCGTCTGGCCCTGGCCCGCTGCTGCAGTTGTTCGACTTCACGGTGCAGACGTTCGTCGCTGCTGCTGGTCGCCGCCTGACTCCGCTCGAGGTGCATGACATTGCCTGCAAGGTGGGCGAGGTCATTGTCTCAGGCGGCGTCCGCCGCTCGGCGCTGATCTCCCTGTCGGATCTCTCCGACTTCGAGATGGCGAAGAGCAAGAGCGGTACTTGGTGGGAGAACAACGGGCAGCGCGCGCTGGCGAATAACTCTGCCGTGTATGTGAAGAAGCCGTCCGCTGAACTGTTCCTCCGCGAGTGGCGCAACCTGATTGAGTCGCAGTCGGGTGAGCGCGGCATCTTCAACCTTGCTGGGATTCAAGCGAACGTGCCGAACCGTCGCGACGGCGAGAAGGTTGTGGGCACGAATCCGTGCGGTGAGATCAGTCTGCGCAACATGGGGCTGTGTAATCTCACGGAGATCGTGGTCCGCCCGAATGACGGGCTGAACGAACTTGTCCACAAGGCTGAGATCGCATCGATCATCGGCACGTGGCAGTCGACCCTGACCAAGTTCAAGTACGTGCGTAGCCAGTGGCGGAAGAACGCCGAAGAGGAGCGCCTGCTCGGTGTGAGTCTGACTGGCATCTACGGCAATGTGCTGCTGAACGACCACAAGGACAGGGGCTTGACTGAGCGCCTGGCTGCGATGCAGAACGCTGTGGTCGCTGCGAACGAGCGCGAGGCGGAGTGGCTCGGTATTGAGCCGTCGGTGTCGACGACGACGATCAAGCCGTCGGGCACGGTGTCGCAGTTGACTGGGGTGTCGAGCGGCATTCACCCGTGGCACTCGGAGTACTACATCCGCACGGTGCGTGGCTCGAACTCTGACCCGCTCACTCGGTTGATGATGGACTCAGGCGTGCCGTTCGAGCCTGACGTGATGAACCCCGACAACACCACGGTGTTCTCGTTCCCTGTCGAGGCCCCGCCTGGTGCCGTGACGCGAAACGAGATCACTGCGCTGGATCACCTCGAGATGTACAAGGTCTACCGCATGTGGTGGGCCGAGCATCAGGTGTCCATCACTGTCACCGTGCGCCCCGAGGAGTGGGTGCCCGTGGCGAACTGGGTGTGGGAGAACTGGGACATCGTTGCTGGTGTCTCGTTCCTGCCGCACACGGAGCACTCGTATGCGCAGGCTCCGTACCAGGAGGTGACAGTCGACGAGTACGAAGCGCTGCGTGCAGCATCTCCGTCGTCGGTGCGCTTCGCTGATCTCTCGTTCTACGAATTCGAGGACGAGACCAAGGGCGCGAGGGAACTCGCGTGCAGTTCCGATACGGGGTGTGAAGATGTCGACATCGCCTGACATCCGCAAGAAGATCGCAGAACTGTGGTCGAACGAGTACTTCCGCGAGGATCAGATCCGCGAGGCGTACTGCGATCACAACCCTGACGAGTAGTCTCGCCACACGATTTGGGCCCTCGCTTCGGCGGGGGCCCTTTTCGTCGTTGCGGGGTAGACGATCACCTGCTCGATCGCCTGCTCGACAACGAGCCGTGGGACGGTTTGCCAAACGTGGGACAGTGTCTCGCCCGTGGGACGGACAGTCTCGACAGTGTCGACCACGATGAGATCCAACTGCTGTCGCAGATCCGATACCCGTTCGGCGATGCGTCCGATGTCTGCCACGCTGGCCTCACCGATGCTTGCTGCCAGTGCATCGATCTCGTGCTGCAGGAGAGCCCGCTGCTGCACCGCTGCATCATCTGCTGCATGCACTGTCTCCATGACGGGCATGCTCATGAGCGGTGCTAACTGCTCTTCGACATAGGCGTCAAGCATGCGGGCGCTGATGGTTGGCCTGCCTGTGCATTTCGTCTTCACGTCGGTGGGGCATCGATAGTTCTCGTACTGCTTACCTTTGACTGTGGTTGACCCTCGGGTCATGTTCCTGCCGCACGAGCCACACACTGCAAGGCCATGCAGCAGCAGCCGTTCGTGCTGGGCACCGTGCGGTGCGAATGCCTGCCGCTTGCCCCGTGCTTCCTGCAGCCGCTGCCATTCCGTCATGCTGACAATGGCGAGGTGCTCGTCGATGACGGGCAGCCCGTTCTCACGCACCACGTCACCCTTCGATGGGCGCATGCCTGCGATCTGCGGTGACTCGACTACTTGGCTGATGGTTGCCGCTGACCATAGGTTGCCTTGCTTCGTTGCGATGCCTCGAGTGTTGAGGTCGTCGGCGATGGAGCGCAGCGAACTGCCTGCCAGGATCTCCTCAACTACCCACCGCAACTCACGTGCCTCGGTCTCCTCGAGGACACGGTAAGCGCCGTCGGCTCGGTGCTCGTTCGTGTACCCGAATGCGGGGGAGCCGAGTGCTCTGCCTGCCTTGCGTCGGTACGCCTGGCTGGTGGCTTGGCGTTGCCCGATCTGGGTGGCCTCGAACTCTGCGAAGGTGGAGAGGAGGCTGAGCATCATCCGCCCTGTCGGGGTATCGGTATCGATACCTCCTTCTACGGTGATGATGCGCACGCTGTCTGCCAGGTCGATGAATGCTCTGAGTCTGCGGCCTAGTCGGTCGATGGATTTGACCACCACAGCATCGTGCTGCCCTGCCTCGATTGCTGCGAGCATGCGTTCGTACGCTGGGCGCTCGATGTCCTTAGACCCTGAGAATCCGTCGTCGGTGTACAGGGTGATCTCGTGTCCGTGGGCTGCGGCCCACCGCTCGAGAATGGCATGCTGGGCGTCGATGCTGACGCTGGTGTCCTGGCTGATGGAGAGTCGGGAATAGCCTGCGTAGGTCATGGCGGGATCGTACTGCATACCGTCGTAGCCTGCTGGCGGACTACAACAGAATGTACTAACAAGTTCGTCACCACTGAGACCTGAACATAGTAGAGGGGTATGTCCGTTATGCGGGCATCTTCTACTACTACTGCCTGACGCGACCGTGTGCCTTTGAGGACGGTTCGCAGGCAGCCCAACTCCCCGCCGCCTTAGGGCAAGCGGGGTTTCTGCTGTGGACGCACGGTAGCGCCAGTGGACGTTGAGCCTGATCTGCTCCGTCGCGACTGGCCCCCTTCTTACCCCCTGGCGGGTGTCCCTGGGAAGTGGCAGGGGGGAGACCCCTCCCCCCTCACGTCTAGACACCCCTCCCCCCTCACGTTTTGGAGCCTTCAATGGATGACACGAGAACTGCCCTACAGGTGCTGCGCACCTCGGGCTATCGCTGTGCCTTCCGTGACGAGTCTGGTCGCCGTTGCGGTGCTCCTGCTTCGCTGGCTGTCCATCCGACGCCTGCCCCGAATCCGCGACCGATGATCGCCGTGTGCCGAGCCCATGCTGTCGAGGTCGTGACGCAGTGACTTCTGCTCCGCGCCCGTGCGTTGTCTGCGGTCGCCCGTCACCGAAGTCGCGTTGCCAGCAGCACACGCTGCCTGATACTCGCCCTTCGGTGAAGCGCCGTGTGTCTCGGACGGTCTCGACGAGGCTTCGCCGTCAGGTGCTGTTTCGTGATGACTACACGTGCCAGATGTGCGGGTTGAGGGATCTGTCGGGCCGCTCGCTTGAGGCTGACCATCTTGCTCGGCTGGCTGATGCTGGTGAGCATGCGGTAGAGAACATGCAGACTTTGTGCAAGCCTTGCCATGCTGAGAAGACTCGCTTGGAGAACACTCGAACGTGTCTCTAGACACTCTGAGTAAAATGGTTCTCTGGAATCTTTACTGGATGAATCTCTGAGCCCTTTACTGGTAAGGGGCAGGAGGGCCTGTCCGAAATGTCGCGTTTGTCCAACCGTCCCCTGAATGGGGGACATTTCCTCTACATGTCCCCCGAATGGGGGGCGCGCCGTATACCTCGAATGGGGGGCGCGCGGGCTCTCGAATAGGGGGCAACGCGTGAGGGTGCCCTAGGACGGTCCCTAAGGGCTCGAGAGCCCTATCGGGCACAAGTACTCGAGCGGGCGCCGTTCGCCCCGCTACGGGCTTTACAGGGCTTCCCCTTAGGGGCGAAAGTGCACGCGAACGCGAGCCCGTGGGGCGCATGCAATTGCGTGGGCCCCTCGAGCCCGTAGGCGCGAGAGCATGCGCGCGGGCACTATCTGCCACGCGGGCGCCGTTCGCCCCGCTACGGGCGCGAGACGGGCACGCGTGAGGGCTCGAGCCCGTGACGGTGCCAGGGCATGCGAAAGCGCTCGAGAATGTCGAGAGGCTCGAGCGCATGCCGACGGGCCCCGCGTGCAATGCACGGGGGCTCGCCGAGTCGCTCGAGCCACTAGGCGCGCTCGAGTAGGTGCCCATTTCACTAGGGCTAGGAAGGTTCTGCACTACGCCGCTACGGCGCGGACGATCGAACGTCAGTGCGTCTAGAAAGACTCTCGCCGAGTCATGGCGTCATCCTTCCGTCGGGCGTAGTTGTCGCGAGCACGCGAGAGCGCGCACGCCTTGCACGTAGGGACGCCACGCGCGGCGCGCGTCTCAACTACGGACGCGGGCCCGCCACACTGGCAGGGCTCGAGTGAGAGCGCGCGGAACGCACGTATGCGGCGCGCGTTCATGACGCCACCATTGCCGATAGTCCCTCGAGCACTGCCGAGAGCCCCGCAAGTGCGAGCGCGAACGCGAGGCCCGCGAGCATGCGCCCGCGAGCCGTGAGACGTACAGGGCGCGCGTTCATCGCGTCACCTTGCGCAGACGCGCGTTCATCTCGGCTTTCCACGCGCGCGCACTGTCGCCGCGCCACGCGCCGAGATTAGAGACGGCGTACGCCGCGAGCATGCGCGCCGAGTCGGCGCCATAGTTGTCCGCGAGAGTCTCGCACGCGGTGAGAGCCTCGAGATACGGACGCGCGAACGTGCGCGCGTTGCCCGTGAGAGTCGGATCATTCAATGCGAAGCGCGCGAGCGCGTCGACAGTGAACGGCGAGAGATCGAGCGCGGGTGCGCTTGTGTCGGTCATGTCGTGCCTTTCGTTAGGTGCCGCTAGTAATGGCACGGAGTGCGCGCGACTAATGCCGCGCGCCTACCGTGAGACGACTAGCGCATGGGCTCGCGAATGAAACCGCTAGAGTCCGCCTTACCTTTCGCGCCTTTTGCACGGAGTCCGATAATGACGCCGACGGGCCCGCGAGGGTCGTCCGTGCGATCGTCCGTGAGGTCGCCGTCGGTGACCTCGAAAAGGATCGAGTACCTATCGCGCGGCACGTCGAACGTGTGCCACGCGGGCAAGTCTTCACCCTTGCGAGTAGTGAAGGGCACCGCGACATTGTGCCCATCAAGTAGTAGAGCCTCGAGATACTCGGCGGATGTGTGCGCCGATTCTTTCGCCGAGTACGTGAGCGCGTATCCGTGCACGGGGTCACGGTCGGCGGGCGTCCATGCGGTGTAGTCGTACACGCGCACGCCGAGAGTCTCGAGACGTGCCAGGGCTTGCGGTGCGATGAATTCCCAGCGGTAGTCCGTGAGCACGTTGAGGCGTAGCGTCACGTTGTCGGGCCCGTACTTGCGCACGGCGCGCAATGTCTCGGCACCAATAAGCACGCCTGCCGAGTACGGGTCTGACAGTAAGAACCCGTGCCGCACTTGCCGCGCCTTCTGCGTCGACGTGAATGCGCCGTGCCCGCTAGTCGCGAGACATGCGGACTCGCATCCGCGAGACGCACGCGGGCACGCGTTGACGGGTCGCGAGAGTCCCGCGTCGGCGAATGCGAGAGAGCGCGCGGGCGTGAGCATGAGCCCGAGCGCGTACCGTTCGCCCTTGCCGAGTTTCGGTTGAGATTCGGGGCGCGTGAGCATCTCGGCGTGCGTTGCGTATCCGCGCGCCTTGCGATACTCGGCGTATGCGCGGCGCGCGTTGCCTACTGCAGAACGATCGCGCGAGGCCGAGAGGCCCGCGAGCATGCCGCTATCGAATGCGGCGAGCATGAGGCGCTCGGCGTAAGTGAGTGCCGCGCGCGGGGGAGTGTCGACGCAGACGGCGTCTGACATGCGCTCGAGGGATTCCGTTGTCATCGTCTTGCCTTTCGTATTCGGCCTAGTCGCCTTACGCGCGGCACGGACTCGAGCCCGTGCCTCACGTGAAACGACTAGCGCGCTTCCTCAATGAGTGACCACACGAGAGCATTCTCGGCGCGCACTCTGTCGGCGCGTGCGCTCTCGAATTGACGCGCGGTGACGTTGTCGCGCTCGAGGCGCTCGGCGCGCTTTACCTCGCGCTTTGCGTGCGCGTCGGCGATGATCGGCGCGCCTGCCAGGGCGTCGGCGGTGCCTACGTAGGCGCCGCGTGCGTACACGTTGTACGTGTCGCGCCCGAGAGTCTTCGCGACGGTGTACTCGCGCCCGTCCGTGGTGTACGTCCAAACGTCCATGTCTTGCCTTTCGTTAGGTGAGGCCTTGCGCCTCATGTCTCAAGCCTTCCACCATTCGACGTGCGCTAAACGTCTCGCGTTCCATCCTTTCGTGTGACCTACGTCACGCGGGGGACGTGCCTACCGTGGGGGGCACCCATCCCGCCCACGCGAGCCGCCCCCCCGCGCCCACGCCACACATGCCGCCGCACTCTGCCCCCCTGGCAGTGTCCGATAAGCGGACGTTCTACCCTCTCGCCGCCTGATGCGGCACAACCGCCCAGGAGGCATTCCATGACCGCACCCGTCCCCATCGAGCGCAAGCGTGCACTCGGCAACCCTGGCAAGCGCGCCCTACCGAAGCCTGGCGAGATCGCCATCATCGGTGCAGTGGCTGAGCCTCCAGTGGACCTGGGGGAGAAGGGCCTCGAGGCTTGGAACCGCATCCTCGACACTGCTCGTGCCTGGACTGGCGCTACTGACTTTGACCTGCTCGCTGCGTACTGCGCGAAGGTCGATCGCCACGCTGAGATGGTCGAGCAACTCTCAAACTCGAACAACGCCTTCATCCTCTTCACCGACAAGGGCTACGCATACGCGAACCCACTGGTGGGCATGATCTCGACTATCGAGTCTGAGATGGTGAAGATGCTGTCCCTCCTCGGGCTGACTCCGACTGACCGCTCGCGCCTGGGCCTCGCTGAGGTGAAGGCGCAGTCAACTCTCGAGAAGTTGAAGGCGCTCAAGGACGCGAAGTGAGTGCCGCGAACGGTTGGCCTCCCCGCTACATCACGAAGGCATCTGCTGCCGAGATGAAGCGCGGTGACGGCGACCTCGCGACGCAGTTCATCGAGAACTACGCGCGCGTGGTGAAGGACTCCGTCGGTGGTAAGACGGGTTCGCACATTCACTTGCGCCCGTGGCAGTCACATCTGATGGACTGGACGCTGTCGCGTCGCGCTGACGGCAAGAAGCGTTTCCGCCAGGCTCTGATCGGTCTCCCGCGTAAGTCGGGTAAGTCCGCACTGCTGTCTGGTCTCGCTCTCTACGAGTTGATCCTCGGTGCCGACGGCGGTGAGGTGTTCACTGTCGCCACGACCCGTGAGCAGGCCCGTATCGTCTTCGGTACTACCCGACGCATGGTCGAACTCGATCCTGAACTGTCTGGTATGACGAAGTTGTACCGCGACGCCATCGAGGTGCCTGGTACTAACTCGGTGATGCGCGTCATGGCTGCTGAGGCCCCGCAACTCGAGGGCCTGAACCCGACCTACGTCATCGTGGACGAGGTTCACGCCCTGCCTGACCGATCACTGTGGGACGTGTTCAGCCTCGCAATGGCTGCACGGCCTGATCCGCAGATGGTTGGCATCACGACGGCGGGCGTCAAGTACGACCGCTTCGGAAACGAATCGCTCTGCTATGGGATGTTCAACTACGGCGTCCGTGTAGCGGCTGGTGAGGTTGAAGACCCGTCGTTCGGCATGGCCTGGTGGGCGCCGAAGAAGATCGATGCTGATCACCGCGATCCCGAGGTGTGGAAGCAGGCGAACCCTGGCTTCGGAGACATCCAAGACCCCGAAGACTTCGCGGCTGCTGTGCTTCGCACGCCTGAGGCTGAGTTCCGTACGAAGCGACTCAATCTGTGGGTCGACACCGCAACTGCATGGCTCCCGACTGGTGCCTGGGACGCAGTTCAGGGTACGGCTGAGGTTGGCCTCGGTGATCCCGTGGTTCTCGCCCTTGACGGCTCGTACAACAACGATACGACGGCGCTCGTCGGTGTGAAGATTCCCGTCAATGAAGACGAGAAGCCACACATCTTCGTCGCTGGTGTCTGGGAGCGCCCGCCACACGCGGATGAGCACTGGACTGTTGACGTTCTCGATGTCGAGGACCGTATCCGCGAGTGCGCACGCACGTGGAATGTCCTTGAGATCGCATGTGACCCGTACCGCTGGGCGCGCACGATGCAGGTTCTTCTTGATGAACGCCTGCCTGTCGTGGAGTTCCCGCAGACGGCTAACCGCATGGGCCCCGCTACCTCGCGCATGTACGAGGGCGTGGTGAATAAGACCATTCAGCATGACGGAGATTTGCGCCTGGCGCGTCACATCTCGAACGCCATGCTCAAGGTCGATAACCGTGGTTCTCGCCTGGTGAAGGAATCGCGCGGCACTTCTCGCAAGATCGACCTTGCGGTGTGTGCAGTTATGGCACTTGATCGTGCCGAGTTCTGGAAAGACGAGTACCGCAAGCCGAAGCCTAAGGTCTTCGCGTTCTAGGCGTTGGATGCGCCGTCAGCCTTGGAGGGGCGCATGGAAGTTGTCAAGACATTCGTCGACTTGATCGGCAATGCCAAGTGGGAGCAGTTGGAGCAGTGGGACAAGTACCACCGAGGCGAGTTTGAGCCTCCGTACCTGCCCAGTGTCAACCGTTCGATGCTCGCGCAGGAGTATCAGGATCTGCTCTCCCGCGCTGACCTCAACATCTGTGCGCTGATCGTGTCTGCGGTGGTTGACCGCCTGCAGATCGAAGGTATCCGCTCGACTGGCACTGGTCAGAACGATGACACGGTGTGGCAGTGGCTGCAGTCGTCGAACTTCGATGCTCGGCAGACGTTGCTGTACCGCGACGCCATGATCTTTGGCTCGGGCTTCCTGTCGGTGGTCCCGAATGGTGACATGCCGAAGTTCTCGGCAGAGTCACCCCTGAACCTGTCGGTGAAGTACGACCCAACTGACCCGACGAAGGTTTTGCTCGGCGCGAAGACGGTTGATGACTACGGCTGGCTCTACACGGACGAGGTGATCTACGCGCTGCGTAGGTCGACCAAGGACTGGGAGCGTGGCTGGGTCGTTGTCGAGGAAACGCCGCACAATGCTGGTGCTACGCCGCTGGTGCGCTTCCCGAACCGTCTTGACTCGCGCGGGCGTGACATGAGCGAGATCTCGCTTATTGCGTCACCTCAGCGCCGCATTCTGCAGACGATCGCTGACCGCCTTCTGGTGCAGCGCGCTGCTTCGTGGCGCCAGCGCTACATCAGTGGCATCAGCATTGAGCAGGACGAGGAAGGCAATGCCATTCCGCCGTTCCGCGTCGGTGTTGACCAGATTGTGGTTAGTGAGAATCCCGATGCTCGCTTCGGTGAGTGGTCGGAGTCTCCGTTCGACGCTCATCTGCGTGCGGTTGAGGATGACATTCGCCAGGCTGCTGCTGTTTCACAGACTCCGCCGCATCTGCTGGCTCCGCACACTATCTCCAACATCTCCGCTGAGGCACTTGTTGCTCTCGAGGCTGGTCTTGCTGCGAAGGTGCAGGAGCGCCAGTTGCAGTGGGGCGAGGCTATCGAGTACGCCGCGCGTCTCGGTGGCAACATCGTCGGGTACGAGATCGCTGATGATGCTGAGGTGCTGTGGGCTGATCTTGAGCGTCGTTCTGATGCGCAGCGCGTTGATGGTGCCTTGAAACTCCGCTCGATGGGCCTTCCGATGGAGTTCCTACTCGAGCGCCTCGGTCTCACTCCGCAGGCGATCAAGCGTGTGATGGATGCCTCGGCTAAGGAGCAGGCGACTGCTGCTGCTACTTCGGCTGCCGCATTCGGTATGGCTCCGAGCCAGGCCCCGATTGGTGCAGGGTCGGCTAACGGTGCTCCGTGAGCACGATGACGGGTGCGCGTTTCACTGCTCAGCAGCGTGCGCGCATCATCCGTGAACTGGAGACCTATCGTCGCCAGGGTGTGGTGATTGCTAGTCAGATCCTGAACATGGTGACGCTGAGCAATTTCGAGCGCGAGTGGCCTCGTGTCGCTCCGTTGTATGCCCAGTTGATCGCTGCTCAGCAGATGGCGGGCCGCAACACGATGGCGGTGTATCTGTCGACGCTGGCGCTGGGCACTGGTGCGGGGCTGCATGGGATTGCAGTTCCTGTTGAGGCTGAGCAGCGAAACTTGCGTTTACCGTCTGGTTTGCCTGTGCAGAATCTGCTCGGCAGTGCGCCTTCCGCGATTCTTCACCGCATTGAGAACGGCATGCCTGCTGACCTCGCGATGCAGATGACCAAGGCACACCTCATGGAGGCTGTCTCTGACGCTGTCCATGATGAGTTCCGCAAGGCGGCAGTGGATGTCCTCAAGGCTGACACGAATGACCTTGACTGGGCCGCGCGTGATGCTGAGTGGGAGCAGTGGCTTAAGGAGCATCGCTCTGCTGAGTTTGATGCTGAGACTCGTCGGGCGCGTCGGAACACGAGTCACACGCAGCGTATGCGGCAGGGCATAGGCGACGTGATGCCAGGCGTGCAGCGGTACATCCGCGTGCCGTCTGTTGGTGCATGCTCGTTCTGCCTGATGCTGGCTACCAAGGGAGCGGTGTACTACCGCGACTCGTTCACGCACTCGCGTGACAATCACCGAGGTCCGCGTCCGTTCCGTGTGGACGGCAATGCGACGGTTCATGCTCATTGTCGGTGCACGTTGTTCCCTGTTCCGAGCAACAAGGCGTTCCGCAATGTGGTCGTCGGTGATTCCGATGCGTATGCGGCTGCGATCTGGTCGCACAAGAAGACTGGCAGGAAGTACGAACTGGGTCGGATTATGGCTCAGAAGACGTTTCTGTCGCGCGAAGACTTCTTCGCGAATCTATAACCAAAGACTCCCGCCGTGTGGCGGGTTCCACTCCTAGATGGAGTGATGCGAGACCCCTGGAGGGTGCAATGAGTGAAGTCAATGTGGAGAACGCAACCGAGGCCGTGGCTTCGGATGAGACGGTCAGTGAAGACGTAACTGTCGACGCCGACACTGCCGACGAGGGCCAGTCCTTCGATGCTGAGTATGTCCGTCAACTCCGTAAGGAGTCGGCGAAGTACCGCACGCAGAACAAGGAACTCGCCGATAAGGCTGCTAAGTACGACGAGTACGTGCAGTCGCAGAAGAGCGAGCAGGAACGTATGGCTGAGGCGCTGGCTTCGGCACAACAGGAGCGCGACACCCTCAAGGGCGAAATGCTCCGTTTCAAGGTTGCACAGTCGAAGAACCTTCCGCCGTCATTGGTGGATCGACTTCGTGGGGACACTGAGGAAGAGATGGCAGCGGATGCTGACGCTCTTCTCGAGGGTCTCAAGGGTCAGTTCGCCCCTAAGGCGAAGCCTTCCCCTGATGCGACTGGCGCAGGCGTCGTTGGTGACGCTGATGCACCTTCCAATCCGCTTGAACTGGCTGCTGCAGTACGCGGCAGTCGTTAATCCAGGCCCGCACGCCCGTGCGTGGCTGCTCAATGCCCGTACGGGCGCTTCATCTAGGAGAAACACATGGCAGGTAATGCCCTTATCACCCAGCAGGTAGGCCCCGTCTGCTCGCAGGCACTTGGTCTTCTGCACACTCAGATTCTGCTTCCGAGTCTGCTCCGTTTCGACACTGGCGTCAGTGGTTCGCTCGCTGTCGGTGACACCGTCAACGTCCGCAAGCCCGCGTCGTTCGCCGCTAAGGCGTTTAACCGCGCGACTGGCATCGAGATTCAGGACATCGTCGAGACGACCGTGCCCGTGAAGATCGACAAGATTTGGGACGTGTCGGTTGCTCTGACCGCCGAGCAGGTCACCCTGAGCCTGACCAACTTCGGTCAGCAGGTCACCTACCCCGCAACGATCGCTCTGGCCGAGAAGGCCGAGGCTCTGTGCATCGACATCCTCAAGACCGCAACGCTGACCGCTGACATCTTGGTTGCATCCCCCGTGCAGTCGCTGATCGATGCCGTTGCCATTCTGAATGCCAACAAGGTCTCGATGGCGAACCGCAACATCGTTGTGGGCACCACGATGGCAGCAGCGCTCAAGAAGAGCGAGAACCTGCTTCGCGTTGACGCTTCGGGTTCCTCGGATGCGCTCCGCAACGCGATCATCGGTCGCGTCGCTGGTGCGACCGTGTACGAGTCCCCGTACGTCGGTGCAGAAGAGGGCTTCCTCTTCGGCCAGGACGCAGCAGTCTTTGTCTCCCGTGCAATGGAGACGATGGGCGGCACCGCTTCCGCACAGACGTTCGAGGGTGTCGCAATGCGCACCGTCATCGACTACGACGTGCAGAAGAAGCAGACCGTTGCTTCCTTCGACATGCTCACTGGTGGCGCTCTGCTCACCAGCGAGGCCGTCGTGAAGTTGGCGCTCAACGATAGCGCTGTCCCCGTCGTTGCGGCAGCCACGACCAAGTAGTTCCTTCGGGGGAGGGGGTCGAGTAATCGGCCCTCTCCTCCGTTCACTTTCTAACTAGGAGGCTCTATGGCTTACGACGCCGACCTCGCTGCTGCCATTGAGGCGCGCACTGGTCAGCCTGTCGATGCGGACTGGCTCGAGCAGGCATCTGCTGAGGCTATGGCGTACGTGCGCCTCATGGCTCCGTGCAAGAAGTCCGAGTGGACTGATTTCGCATCTCTTCCGCCTGACGTTCAGGCGATCTTTGTCGCCGCACTTGCGCGCTCCGCTGACAACCCGCGTGGTATCAAGCAGGAGACCATCGGCGAGTACTCGTACACATTGGTTTCTGGCGCAGGCTCATCTAGCACTGGCCCGTTCTCTCCGTCGGAGCAGCGCATCATCACGTCGTCCTCTGGCTGTGGTGGCGCCGTTAAGTCCGTCGCGGTGACGATGCCTGAACTGCGCCCACTGGCGGTCCCGTATCAGGAGGACTGATGATTCCTGCTCACATGATGTCGCAGGACATCGAGATTCACTACCGAGTCGAGGATTCGGTATCTGCATACAACACGCCGCGAGTGTCGAGTTCCGTTGTGACGATCAAGGGGTACTTCCGTCCCCGCCGATCCAACACGTACGTCGCTGGTGGCGAAGTCATGTCGAGCGACGCAATGGTCATCGTTCAACCGTCGGTGTCGATCACTTCGATCGAGTCCGTGGTCGTCGACGGCATTCGCTACCAGATGGATGGTGAGCCGATGCCGCATTGGAACCCGTTACGGCGCTCCGTGCAGTACTACGCCCTTTACCTTCGCAGGGGGATCGGATGATTAGAGCAAAGGCTGGCTACGAGACCGTAAGGAACTCGGGCCCGTTCGGGCGCGCTAACCGCGCCGCAGCGGCGACTCCTGCCTTGCAGGAAACGATCAACAGGGTTGCTGACATGGTTGTTGATGAGACCAAGTCAGTGATCGCCAGTGAGTCACCCGCGAACCTGTCGGAGTCGTCGGAGTTGACGACCTACTACAACACTGTGCAGCGTGTTGATGCTGGCGTTGACTTTCCGCGTAAGAAGTTCATGCGCGGGTCGACGATTCGTGTTGCGCTCGTGTCTCCTGTCGGCGGTGCTGCTTCGGCGAATGTCACGGAGTATGGCAGCGGCAAGACGCCTGGCTTGTACCCGATGACGAAGGCTGTGTTGGCGCTCGGTGGAACTCTGTTCACTGGCCTCAGCAAGAAGTCGAAGAGTAGGGCCTGATGAGCCTCGATCCCGTAACTGTTGTTGTTCGCACACTGCTCGAGGATGACTCGGTCAGTGCTGCTGTGTCAGGAAGAATCTTCGGGGGCTTCATCCCTCCTGATTCGCTGACACCTCTTATCTTGGTTCGGTCGATCTCGCGTCGTCCGACCACGGCCCCCACGACTCAGTGGTGGGACTTGACGGTCTCGGCGGATGTTCACGCAGTTGATCCTGCGGAGTCTTTCCAGATCGCTTGTGCTGTCGAGGCTGCAGTGAATGCAGTTGTCGGCGGTCAGCCAGAGGGCGTGGTCGCATACAGCGAAGCCCAACGCATTACCCCAGTTGAGGACGGGGCTTGGACCCCTACTCGGTATCGCAATGTCGTGACCGTTCAGATGACGGCGCGCAGTATCTAAGGAGAAGTAAATGGCTCTTGATGGTGCGGAAGTCCGCGTCGCAGGAACTGGTCACGTCTACGTGGCCCCGAAGGGCACTGCCCTTCCGACTGATTCATCCACCGCTCTTACCGATGACTGGGTCGATCTCGGCTACGTCACCGAGGACGGTGTCACCTTCACGTTCGGTCGTGAGACCGAGGATCTGAACGCCTGGCAGGGTGACAAGGTTCGCGTGCTCACTCTCAAGGAGCCGAAGAGCATTGAATTTGCTCTCATGCAGTCAAACTCTGACGTTCTGACCACCGCTTTCGGTGGCGGCACCGTCACTGGCTCTGCTGGCGAGTTCAAGTTCACCCCCGCTTCTAGTGGCACCAACGAAGAGCGTTCGATCGTGATCGAGTTCACCGATGGTGACGTCACGTACCGTTACATCTTCGCGCGTGTTCAGGTCGAGGGCGAGGTTACCTTCACCCTGACCCGTTCGGGTGCAGTCACCTACCCGATCAAGTTCGGTGTTCTCGCGGCAACCCCTGCGTACGAGATCCTCACGAACGATGAAGCGTTTGCAGCACCTGCTGCGCCCGCTCCTGATCCCGTTGTAGCGACTACTAAGGGATCGACCTCGGGTTCCACCAGCACCGCTACTGCGGCTGCGGACACCACGGTCTAACTAACGCTGCTGGCCCCGTCCTCTCACAAGGAGGGCGGGGCTTGCGCTTGCAATCAATCGGCTACGGAAGAGAGAAACACATGGCAACCCAGTTCACAGTTCAGTACGAGGACGGCGCGAAGAAGACCTACACGGTCAAGCCGAAGCACATCCTCAAGGTCGAGCGCGAGGGCGGCGGACTTTCCGCCAGCATTGAGTCGTCGTACAAATTGGCTTGGCTTTCGTCGAACACTGAGAAGACGTTCGATGAGTGGCTTGAGATCGTTGACGACATTGAGCCTGTCGACGACACCGAGGGCGATACAAACCCTACTTAAGGCGCGTCGCTGATCTAGCGGTGATGATGGGCGTGCCTCCAGACTCCATCACGGATGATCCCGAGATGTTTGACGCTCTGGAGGACGCTGTCATCCGCCACGAGACGCGGTGGTCGCAGTCGGATGAGTTGCTTGCTTCCATCCTTGAACTGCTGCACGCGCTGTATCTACTTACTGCAAAAGCCAATGGTGCCAAGAATGTTGGTAAGCCATTGCATGTTCCGCGCCCGCATGAGAAGGATCTCAGGCCGAAGGCGATGACCCCGCGAGAGTTCGCACTGAAATCTAGGAGTTGAGCGTGGCTGGTCAAAGTGCTGGCGTAGGTCGCCTTTGGGTTGCTGTTGATGCCAACATCGGTCCTGCGATCACGAAACTGGATCTTCTCGACAAGAAGGTCCGCGAGGTCAAGAACAACATCAACACGATGGGTGGTAACGCCAACGCTACGGCGTCGGGGCTGCAGAAGACTGCCGCTGCTGCGGGCAAGGTCAGCACCGAGGCGAACAAGGCCGCGCGGGGTGTCGCCGAGGTTGGGCTCCGCGCTCAGTCGGCAGCCAAGCCAATGAAGGCTCTGGAAGCCGCCATGTTCCGCTCCTCGCAGGCATTCATCAACCTGCGCTACGGAAACCCGCTCGGCTTCCTCGCTGGTGCGAGCCAGGCTGCGGGTTCGCTCGGCACTGCACTCAAGGGCATAGCCCCCGCTGCTGGGGGTGCCGCTGCTGGAATGGCTGGGCTGATCGCGGCTATCGCCGCCGCACCAGTCGTTGTCGGTGTTGCTCTCACGGGCATCGGTGCGGCTATCGCCAAGTCTGGTGTTAGTGCTGCCGCCGATCTCGAGCAGTTGAAGATTTCGTTCGAGGGCATGCTGGGCTCTGCTCAGGCAGCCACAGAGGAAGTCGCGTTCCTGCAGTCGCTTGCTCAGACGAGCATTGTGCCGACCGACCAGATCATGGAGGCTAACCGCCAACTCATGGCGTTCGGCATCACCAGCCAGACCATGCGCCAAGACCTCGTCAAGTTCATGGCTGACTACGGGTCGGCGGTGAACCTGTCTACTGGGCAGATTCAGGGCCTGGCTTACGTTATCGGTCAGATCAACGCACAGGGCAAGGCGTACACGCAGGACATCAAGCAGTTGGCGAATGCCTCGATTGGCATTGACAAGTTGGCTAAGTCACTGGGGATGACCACTGGCGAGTTCCAGAAGATGGTTGCCTCGGGTAATGCGACCGCTGACAAGTTGCTTCCCGCGATCGTCAAGGTGGGTAAGTCGTCCGAAGAGACCGCCAAGAAGATGAACGAGTCCGCCAAGGGCATGATCTCGAACATCAAGGACATTGCCAACGTCAAGATGTCTAACGCTTTTGGTGGGTTGCTGGCGTCTCTGAAGCCGATCCTGCAATGGGTGAAGGACTTCATCAAGGCTTTCAACTTCGAGTACATCGCCCAAGCCTGGGAGCAGGTTGTTGGGTACTTCAAGCAGTCTATGGGCGACATGGGCGCCGACGCTGAGGGCACCGCTGCGAGCATTTCGCAGACCATTGCCAAGGCGATCAATCTCATTGGTTACGTTGCCTCGATCACCTTTGCGGTGATGCGTGCGCTGTGGAACACCTTCATGTTGGTGGTCAACGGCGTATGGGCTGCAATCCAGTTGGTCGTCGGTCAGGTGCTCGACAAGTTGGGCGGCATCATCGAGGTTGCCTCGTATGTGCCTGGCCCGTGGCAGGATGCTATGAAGTCCGCTACCGAGTCGATCAAGACGATGGCGAACGCTGCGGTCGAGGGTGCCAACATCGCTGGTGGCGCATTCGTCAATAGCGCGGCAGCGGCAGGTAATGCCTGGGCTGGCTTGGTGATGAACTTCCCGAAGTTCAAGGAAGTCTCTTTCGGCAAGAACATCGGGTACACACCTGGCGGTAACGGATTCAAGACAAGCCCTACTCCTGGTTTCGAGGATACTGTCGGTGATACCACTGGCGATTCCAAGAAGGATCCGCGCCTGAAGAAGTGGCAAGAGTGGATCAAGTTCATGCGTGAACTGATCAACGACTTCAAGGAAGCGCTCAAGGAACTCAAGGGGCTCACCGCTCAGCCGTTCGGCGAGATGAGCAAGATCGCTGAGGCATTCTCCTTCGGAGACGCTTCGTCGAACTACCAGGGCAACATCAAGTCGATCATCGGCATGTTCGACACCGTGTCTGCTGCGATCACCAAGTACTACAGGGTCTTTGCAAGCCCCAAGGCTGGTGGCAAGGCTGCTGCCGCTAAGGCAGCCGCCGAGCGCGACTCCATGCTGAACCGCTTGAAGGAAGACACTCAGCGCCTGGTCGATCTCGCTCGCGAGAACGAGCGGATTGCTAAGGAACTCGATACCTGGCAGAAGACCGAGACTGACCGTCTGCAGTCGCAGATGGACGCACTCGACGCCGCCTACAACGGCACCTTCGATGCCCGTGGGTACGCCATTGAGGGCGCGATCTCCAAGGCACAGTCCATGCTCGACAAGGCCACCCAGGCATACGACGACGCTAACGCGAAGTTGGCCGACCTGGTGTCCGCTCGTGATGAGTTCCTGAACGGAATCCGCGACTCTGCTCGTTCGTTCGTCAATGCACTTGAACTGTCCGCGAAGACGATCACCGAGTATACGCGCCTTGACAACGTCGGCTCGTTCATCTCCACGGAGAAGCAGAAGACTGCATCTCTCAAGGATCAGATGGCCGAGCGTCTCCAGACGCTCAAGGACTGGGCTGCCAACATCAAGGCCCTACAGGCCAGGGGTCTGAGCAGCACGCTGCTGCAGGATCTTGTTTCGCAAGGCCCCGAGGCCACCAGCCAGGTCATGACCGATCTGGTGAACGGTTCGCAGCAGTCGATTGACGAGATCAACTCGATTCAGACCGAACTCGCTTCGGTGACTGCAGGTATCCAGCGGAACGCGTCGCAGACGTGGTTCGATGCGGGGATTGCTCAGCAGCAGGCGTTCGTCAATCAGATGCAGATCGCTAAGGATGCTGCGAATCAGGCGCTGCTTGATACGCAGGCTGCCTACCAGATGAAGAAGGCAGCGCTCGATGCTGACCTCAAGGCTGTGGCAGATGCCACTGACGCTCACTCGCTGGTGCTCAAGGCGCAGTTGGAAGCCAACGCTAAGACGGCGGCTGACATCAGTGCGTCCATCGAAAAGAGCCTGGCGAAACTGACGGACCCGAAGAACCCGAAGAACACCGCGATTCTTGGTAAGAACGCGATGGATGGGTTCATCAAGGGTCTCGAGGAGATGGAGCCGTTGGTTGTTGCGGCGGCTGAGCGCATTGCGAACAAGGTCTCTTCAACGATCTCGAAGGCCCTCAAGATCAACTCTCCATCGAAGGTGATGGAGCAGTACGGCGCTTGGGTGGGCGAAGGGCTTGCAATCGGCATGGAGTCGTCACTCTCCCGCGTGGAGGTGGCTTCGCTCAACATGTCGAACGCAACTCTTCCGAGCCTCAATGGATCAGGCCAGTCGGTGCCTGATGTTCGCGTCTACATCGGCGACCGTGAACTGACGGACATGATCGATGTCCGTGTCGCGGCTGCCGACGGCAGTTCGCTCAACTATGTCACTTCGGGTAGGAGGTACTAATGGCTCTAGGTGAGATCACCTTCACCTCGGAACTGGACCCGACTTCGCGCTGGGTTGTTCTTACGCTCACGTGCGAAGGCATGACCGAAGCGACTATCAACCGACTCACCCCCGACGGTACGCAGGCTGTTCGCGGGGCCTTCAAGAAGGAAGCGGTCAACTCTCTGATCGCTGCCGACTACGAGGCCCCGCAGAACACGCCGATTTCGTACTATGCGGTGGTCAGTGACGGCACCCAGACTCGTAACTCGGATCTGGTAACACTTTCAGGCGAGATCGATCGCGGCGGTGATGTCGTGTTCGGGCTCACTAACCCGCTCGCCGTTCAGAAGGTAATCGTCGTCAGTGTCCCAAGCCTGGTGTCTGAGAGCCGTCAGGATGTTGTGCAGGTTGTCGGTCGCCGTGATGCGGTGGTCGTATCCGACGTGCGCTCCTTCCCTACAGGGACTCTCACACTCGCGACCCTCACCGATGGGGAGCGCTTCGGCCTCTACCAACTGTTGAACGACGGTGGGCTGCTGGCCTTCTCGCCGCATCAGCCGAACTATGGCTTCTCCGACGTGTGGTATCTCGCGGTTGGCAATGTCACGGAGCGGCGTATTTCGCCTATCGGGCACGCCCCCGAGCGCTACTTCGATCTCGAGTTCCGCCGTGTCGCACCACCGCCCGCTGACTTCGTCGGCCCCGCCTTCCGCACTTGGGGAGACCTCTGGTCGGAGAGCGTGTCGTGGGACAGCCTTAAGCAGGCAGGTATAACCTGGCTGAGACTGCAGGTGAAGTGATGCTGGGTGCAAGCGATAAGTTCAAGACGCATCTGCGGTCTTCTCACAGCCGCAGGGTCCGCATCGGGCTGTACCTCCCCAACGAGTTGGGGGAGTACGAGTTCAACGGTCACTTCGGTGTAGTCGACGGAACGCTGACGATTGACAACTCCCGCAACATCGTGCGGCAGGCTCAGATGCAGGTGTCTACCCTCGAGTCAACCATCGCAAGTGCTGTCACTGGCGACGCGGCCCGTGACTTCTTTGAGGCGCTCACAGCGAAGTCCGCTGAACTTGAGATCGAGTGGGGCTTGATCTACCCAGACCTCTCGGAGGAGTGGGTGACGTTGGCGCGCTTGCGCGTGGACGAGTCCGTGAAGGCTGCTGTCTCAGGCTCGCTGCAGGTCACTGCGGCGTACGATCCTGGTACTCGGATTGCAGACTTCTACCTCATCACTCCGTATGCACCGTTCAGCATCGACAACACGAAACTGACGTACCTAGAGGCCATTCAGGATCTAGTCAACGTGGCATACCCCAGCACTAACCCGCCCGAGTGGATCATCAACGAAGGCGTCGATGGAACGTCCCTTCCGCCTGACGGCACTGTCTTCACTGGCAGCCGTTGGGATGCGATTCAAGCACTCGCGGTAGCAATCAACACCCGCGTGGCACCCGATCATCTCGGGCGGTGGACGGTGCAACCCGTGGTCGACAGTCACATTCCAGTGTGGGAAGTTGACGCTGGCGATAGCGGCGTGCTGGTCTCGGAGGAGACGACGTTCTCGCGACGTGAGCAGTACAACGCTGTCGGCGTTCGCTGGGAATCTCCCAATAGCGGCGGTGGCATTGTGTACCTTGTCGACTCTGATCCCGAGTCGCCTACGTACTTCGATGGACCGTTCGGGCGCAAGCCTCGCCCCGAAGAGACGGTGTCAACCATCACCACGGAGGCGCAGGCTCTTGATGCAGCGCGTTCCTTGCTCGACAAGTACAAGGGACAGACGCGCGGCATTCAACTGCAGACGCTGCACAACCCGCTGATGGAACCTGGCGACGTGATTGCGGTGCAACTTCCTGACAACACCATTGAGCGTCACATCATCGACACGCTGTCGATCCCGTTGGCGGGCGGCGTGATGAGCATGCAGACGCGCGTGGTTCGCAGCAGCGGTGGCACGTACGACGCTGACGGAATCAACTACGGAAGCCCTGCACACACTTACGACGGTCACCCGACTGCCTGAGAAGGAAACTATGCCTACATTGGTTAAGAACGCGGACCTCACAGTGTCCTTAGTGGTTACAGGGGCCAACTTCGCCTCTCACATGACTGTGCAGATAGATCGGATGAAGGTGCCGTACACGGAGTTCATCAACTCTGGTGAGTTCAGGTCGAACAACTTCGACCAATCAAGGTACGCCGAAGGTGTTCACCTCGTCAGAGTTGGCAGTAGTGCTTACTGGTCCAATGAGGTGCCCTTTACCATCGGCTCCGTAACCTCACCGCCTGTCGCTCCTGTGTTGAACTCACTCACTCCGTCGCAGATCGACCCGCCCGCAACTGACCCGACCAAGATCACCCTCACAGGACTGAACTTCGCCGCAGGCTGCGGGGCCTACTTCGATGGCGTGGCTGTTCCGACAACCATCATCAGCAACTCGACTGCGGAGATCCTGGTCCCCGCCTCGATGCTGCCTGGGAACTCGGCGCATACGGTCAAGATCGGATACGTCTCGCAGGGCATCTGGTCGAACGAGAAGGTGTTCATCGTTACCCCGCCGCCGCCGTTCATTTCTTCGCTGTCGCCAGTCACAATCACTAGCGCGCAGGCTGCCGATGGGGAGACTGTCACGATCACTGGCGGTAACTTCCTGACCGCCCCGACCGTGGCTGTCGATGGTGTCAGCAAGGCTTCTACGTTCGTGTCGGCGAGTTCAATCACCGTTGCACTGGCCGCTGCTGACCTGGCAACTGGCGACCACACCGTCAAGGTGACTAACACCGACGGCAAGTCCAGCAACGTGATGACGCTGACTGTGGAGCCGCCTGCCCCGCCTGCTGACCCGACCCTGACCAGCCTGACCCCCGCGTCGATCAACCGTCAGATGATGGCTGACCCGACCATCGTGGTGTTGAAGGGCACGAACTTCCGTGACGGCATG